TTGCAGTAAGATTCATTCCTGAACCCTTATTCTTAACAAGTACTCCAAGAATAGAACCAATATCATCAACAATAGGTAATGCTTTCATGAAAGTAGTGGACTTTAAGTTGTCCCATACCAGTTCTGGGAAACATGGTTTCTTATTACGATTAGATGACGAGCAATTGAGAGCCTTACTACTCATTTTACCAGTACTATCATAGAAATTAATACCTTCAAACTTCTCTAGTGGTCCATTAGTCAAGAAATCAACAGCTTTGAGTGCTCCCTTCGCACCAGCAGCAGATGAAAGAAGATTTGCAACACCAGTCTTGGCATTAAAGGAATACTTCAATCCATCCCCACCAATCGCAGCAGCGACACCACTCTTAAGAATATTACCTACGATAGCACCACCCTTAGGAAGTTTGAGTTTATTACCAAAAGGAAGCATGTTCAATGCCTTTTGCTTTAACTCATTACCTTCAGCCTTAGCACCGAAACCAGTATCAAAACCAGATGCACCAACTGCACAGGAAAGTTGACCATCACAAAATAGATCAAGAAAATCACCAATCCTACCTGTTAAGTTTGTTATTAAATCTTGCTTACCCTGAAGAGAACCAAGAACACCCTTAAGCATATCCAATGCACCAGTGATCTTTTCCATAAGCTTATTCATGATACCACCAAGGAAATTCTCAATCAAACATAATGCAGCATCAAGGACATTCTCTAAAAGATCATTAAGCATACCTTTGATGAAGTCACCAAGATCACTAAGTAGATCTTTAAACAAACAAGATACTAACCCACCAACATCTTTAAGTTGCTTCTTAACAGCACCATCTAAGTCTGGGTTTGGTATATTGAGTTTATCAAGCTTGTCCTGAATGAATTTATTTGCATCAGCCATCACAACGCCTTTTATATTGGCTGTCATTCCACTAAGTTTTACCAGAACCCTATCTTTAACAACATTAATTTTAGATTCAAGGTCTATTAATTTTCCAGTTCTCTTTTCAATCCAATCACCAGCTGGGTTTTGATCAAGACCTTGAACAAATTTTATCAGTTCTTTGACGGGCTTGGCCAATTTTATCTTTGGTTCACCACCACATTTACCATTTCCTACTTGAGCACTAACCTTTTTCTTATCATCAGCACCATTCATTGCTTCAGATGTAGTCTTTGCCTTTGCTACCTTATTCGATGACGTAACTGTACCCGCATCTTTACCAGGAGTTTCCTTTGCCTTCCCTTTTGTTCCTGACTTCTCATCAGTACTTGTAGTAGAAGCAATACCAGGTGCACCACTACTACCACTTACATGATTATTCTCTTTATAATTAACCGCATTTCTTTGTGGGAAATTTCCTTCCTCATCATCCTTTTCTCCATCAGATGATTCATAATCCTCTTCAGGGTTCTCATCTCCAATGGATCCCATTACAATAGGTATCTGAGAAGATGCACCATCCATAAAGAAACCAATCACCCAAGAATTAACTTCAAGTTGATGAATTGATCCAATACCAGACCTCTGAGCTGCAGTAACAGGCATTGATACCATAGCCCATGGAAGATCTGTAGTTGGAAGTTCTTGCCTATTAGGACTATGGTATCCCATAATCCTAACCTTTACTTTATTGGTGTAATCTGGATCCTTTTCGTTGCCACCATCATTCTCGACTTGCCCAACCCACCAGTTGAACCCGTCTTTTCCAATAAAATTAGCAACTGCTTGTTTCATTAATAATTACCTGGACTATCAGTGTATAATAACATCTGGGTTATCATTTCATCAGTACTAGTAGAATACTCTCTTGTAATATGACCAATAATATATTTACCATTGGTAGGATCTTCTTTTTTATCTCTACCAACATAATTGAATAATTCTACCACTTGACCTACCTCATAGTCAAGTTTACCAGTAAATGCTATATCAACTGATTTATTGTAAAATAATTTTTCTCTTAATGATGCTTGTGAAACCTGCTTTGTCACATCCTGAGTAAATGTTCCTTCAGTAAACAGAGCAGTATCTAATAACTTAGTCATAATTCTAGTATGTCTTACATCCTCCTCAAAACCTTCGTAGTACCTAGGTAGTGATTTATTTTTATTAAGTCTGGCAACACTACTATAATATTTAGTGATATTAAAGGGATGTTCCTCATATTTCATATCAGCTAGGTCTAAAGTTATAGTCAAACTATTATATGAACCATAGTTTAATCCTTGCAATACATCAGTTGATCCCATAGGCTCAATTTTATCAATAGCTAGCTTATCCTTCATATCTTCATTTTCTTCCTTCTGATACCCAACCATAATTTTACTAGGTGCATCTGTGGTTGGTGCTTGACTAGCTAATTTATCATATGACCAAAATTTATATCCACTCTTATTAGCAAAGAATGCGTACCCACAACTAGCATTTTTCCCACTACCACCAGAAGGAATAGCTCTAGCAGCAAGCCATTTAATAATAGTAAATGGAGACCAGAAACAAGATATGAATGAAATTTTATTCATACTCTTTTCTATATCAATATTTTGCTGAGTAGCTAACAATCCCTTTAGTACATCCTCATCAACCATAGTTCCAATATCCTTACCTTCTCCCTTACCGAAACGTCTGGATACTTTAGTTGAAGCATTGTTTATAACATCTTGTGAGCACAACAGTAAAGAAATTTTTGATTTTCCTTCCTTAACTTGTCTATCCTGAACATCATATACTACCATTTGCAATGTGATATTATTATCAGCATGGTCTGAAAATGAAACAATACAAGGTTCCATACCCTCAATTTTAGATAGAACACCACTTGCAGTATCAGTCAGAGTAATTACCATTTTTATGGTAGCACTTCTAATATTCTCAACATACCTAAGAAACAATAGATGACTAGCTGTAAAAGTTGCAGGTTCGCCATTAATCTCAATGGCTAATCCATCCAACTTGAAATTATTTGTGGGTCTATCTATATTTTCAGTGGTCATGAGAACTGTGACATAGTAGTATATAAGTCAAGGAATATTGACTCTTTAATTTTTGGCATACCATCATTTGATCCAATCTGCATTTCTTTTGCTATAGTTTTCAGATCACTTATTATTGGTGGTACAGTAACAGAAGAATTTCTAGCCAACTCTGTTTTCTCTAGTTTATTTAAACGAGTTTCATTAATAACATTATCTGTAAGTTCAGTCAAATTATTTACCACAGTATCAGTTACTGGTACTATGCTTGACTGATTAACTATATTATTTGCAGTAGTAACAATTGAAGGTACTTCAGCGGAAAGACTGCTCATAATATTGTTAACAACTTTTATGGTATCATTATTGCTAGTATTATTAAAACTAAGCATTTCCATATACTCAGCATTTCTTTGATGCCATTTTAATATATTACCTGGTACAGATATGTCATGGTCGCCAGCATTAGGACGTTCACCTTTACGAGCTTTATCTGCTTCATTCATTATATTAGTCCAATTAAATGGATTAAAGATATTCAATCTTTCAGAATTATTAGTTTGAGAGATTAATGTATCTCCAACCACACTATTAAGTAGTTCCTGATTATTAAAAGTAGTACCTGTAGTCTGATCATCAGTAGAATCACTTTGGAAAGTATTCTTATTCAAATGGAAGGCATTTGTGATTTGAGATAAATTATCATTCATAAATGTCTTTTGTGCTTCAGTTGTCACAGGTAATGATGATATCAAATCAGTTAAAAGAGCAGCTGCTGCTCTTACAGGAAGAGCCATAGCATCGCCAAATGCATTCTTTAACTTATCAGATATTTTAAAATCATCCTCAAGTTTGTTGGTTATATTTTTCTCGAATGTATCATCCAGACCCATATCTGCAAGTGAAGAAACAGGAGATCCAGTAGTTATTCCTGAAAGAATACCACCCTTGGCAAAATTTTGCGTTGGATTATTATTGGAATTTCCACTGTTATTATTATTCCTATTACCCCCAAACATCCCGCCAAATAATCCCCTACTTCTTCTTGGATTCTCAGGTTCACTAGGAGTAGTAAAATTCTTAACAATTGGTTCTGGTGATTGACCCATTGCTAAATTGGGTAGTAAATTATTAATAGGACTGAGATCTAGACTACCACCCTTTATTGGTTGTACATGCACTCCTCCAGCATTACCCATATCCTGAAGTTTCTCTGCCATTAAAAAATCATCATGCTGATCTTCATTGAACATGAATCTCATTAATCTGTTACGATCTTCAACAAGATCTTCAATCCCCACTATACTTTCGTGAAGATCTTCCATGGTTGGTATCATTTATCCCACCCCCTTAGTTAATGGATCAAAGAATAAAGGCATTTGTGCCATAACCTCTTCAACTTTATCAATAATAATAGGAACTGGAATCTCAACTGGCACTTGCACTATTTGTGGTAGTATTTCTACTATATTACCCTCTTTAATAGCTTGTCTTATTGGTTCCTCAATGACCATCTCTTTATTAATGTTAGAAGACGGTTGTATACTATTTAACAATAAAGGATTAGTTGTCCATCCAGATTTTATCTTCTCATTAGTTTCTCCACCAGTTCCATATGCTTCAAAGAACCTATTGTCCTGCTCACTACCTCTCCATGCCTCCTCACCTTTATCAAGAGGATGAAGTGTTGATGCAGATCCTAAGAACTCAGTTCTTCCACCAACATGGTCACGAGCAGATTCTATGAGTTGCTGATTTTGTAATGCTAAAGCAGTAGAATCAAATAATGCTTCCATTTCTGCATAGGTATAAGTCACTCCTTTCTTGGACCAATAAGAAATCATAGCATTAATTGCTGTTTTCTTATCTTTAATATTCAACCATGCATCAGATGTATTAGTACCTTCACCAGAAGTTGCCGTAGGATCTGTGAATGCTGGTTGATATTGTCCATCTGCTGTAATAATATCAAAGATTGAAGTACCATATAATTGATTTGGATCATTAAAACGATTATATATTGACTGTGCTACATCTACTCTTGCTTGTTCATTACCAGCTTCTAAAGAAGATATAGCAACTAAGGCATTGAAATCCTTAGAACTAGTATCCATAGAAAAGTTATTAGTTTTAAGTGTATCTTCATTCTCAGTTTCTGTATTGGTTTCTTCTTTTCTATCTTTTTTCCAAAAGAAAAATTTATCAAGTCCCTTAAGTAAATTTTTTGGTATCCAAGGTGCTTCTATTTGAACTCTCTCACTACCAACCAGTTGTTCCAGTCTATTGGCAGCAATAAGTACAGAAGTAGTAGCAGGGCTATTTGACTTTGCTAAAAGAGCCTGAGTACTTCCAACCAAAATGGAAGCACCTTCTCTATAAACTGCTTCTATAGCATCACCCATTTTACTCATTGGTATGATAGCTTCAGCCTCATTTGCTTCACCAATAAATGCATTTAAACCCATAGCTGAAGCTCTGGTTGGACTGGTAATAACACCGCCGCTTGCAAAAGCTGCAGTGGCAGTTGAAAGAGAGCCACTATTACCACTCATCGAAAACATCTCAGGTTTTACCCCAAGGTTCATCAGTTGAGTCTTAACATACTGAACAACTTTAGGACCAAAAATTCTTATCAGTGGCCTAACCATCGCCCATGTTACTCTACCTTTCATCATCAAATTAGCAAGAGAAGCGAAAGCAGCTGCATCACCAACTGGAACAGGTCCATCAAGAAATGGAAGGATAATAGTTCCTATTACTTGGGCAACATCAAACCAAGACCAACCACCCTCAACCTCAGGCCGTGTAACATCAAGTCTTGTCATATTTTCAACACTTATGGCATTGTTTATTGATAAAGCCTCTGGTATATTCAATCCCTCAACAGCTAAAATGGCATTTAATGCCATCCCATGATGCACACTACCACGTTCATATAAAGTTGCAGGTAGTCCAGCAGTACCTATTCCATTCGCCAGTTCATATTCAATACGTTTTACAAGTGCTGTACCATCTAAAAGTTGCCATGCAAGTGCAGGTTCTGGAACAAATCCACCCTTTTCCAATGAACCAGATCTTACTTCATTAGTATCTTCTTCTCGTTGCTTTGTAAGTGCATCTACTAAAGCATCATATTGTGTTTGTTGCTGAGCTACTATATCTGCATTAACATTCTCAGGAACCAAGTTCCCAATAATATCTGGTTGTGTTTGGGTTTCGGGTATCGTCTGCCCTTGCGTCTGCGTCTGCTCTTGGGGTATTTTTACTCGACTTCTCTCCTGTTGTGTTTCTGTTGCAGTTTCAGTTTCCAGAACAGTTATTGGTACTCGTACTCTTGATTCCTGTTCCTGAGGCTGTCGTCTTCGCTTAGGTACTCTCCGTCTTCTCCACCAAGGAGGTATAAAACCTCTTCCTCTATCCTCTTCTTTCTTTTTTGTAAAATTATTAATAATAGTGGGTGTTACTGCTGCGTGCTTTAACCCAAGATAATATCTCTGTCTGTTTCTTAAATATCGAATATAATTTAACTCAGTCTGAAGAAAAGTATCCATAGACGCAGAAAGACTATCACTAGCCTCAACTAGCTGCTCCATGTCAATTTCTTTTCCGTTAGCCATTAGTTACGCTGAGATCGCCTACGTTCTTCTTCAATTCGCTCTCTTTCTTTTTGCAAATGAGTAGCTAGCATGTTAACATAAACATCCCGTTCCCACGGGATCATATTATCAATATCACTCAAGCTATATTTATGATGCTGGACCAAGGCAAAATTTGTCTGGTAAAACTTCATCAAGCCCTCATGAAAGAGGGCTATCCGAAAAAATCTGCTAGCCCCTGAATAGTGATCTCATTACTAACACCAGTCTTAGGATTTTTAACCTTAAGCGTGTGTCTAAGAGAAGGCATCGTATTAAAAAAAGTTTGTATATTTTCAAACTGACCTGTGGATAACTTGTCTACCCATTCCCTTGCTTCCTTAAAAGTAAATGCTCCACAGTCATCTTCTCCTTGATATACTCTATCAATACATTGAGCAACTAAATCATATGGGTCTGGAGTTTCCCCAGAAAAATTTATCTTAGCAAAATATTCTAAGTTAGGGTATTTCATAACAAGAGTTATATCATCAGTCAACTTAAATTTGTTAGTATGACCTTTGGGGAACTGTACCTTAATATCATCTACCATAAAGTTAACATCAACTTCAGTCTCACCATCATCAGGACACTTAACTTTCAGACTAAGTTGCTCACTGACTGATCTAGCACGAATTTGAAGGAAGATGTATTCAATATCAAACAGAGCAAGATCTTCAATCTTAAGTCTCGTTTGAATACAGTTTTGTAAATTCTGAGTAATGGCATCCATGATCATTTGTTGATCTTGGGTCTCCATTGCAACGATTAAAACTTTTTGTTCCTTTACTAGGAAAGGTCTATATTTAATTTTCTTTTTTGTAGAAGGCACCGTCAGTGTATATACTGGCGTAACAAGTTCAGGTAATGGCATAACAATAGTATATTGTAAATTTATTTATCAGGATTCTAGAAGAGTTTTCTAGCTAAAGCGAAGGCACCTCCAGCAACAACCCCACGTCTAACCCACTTATTCCTCAATATCTTAGGAAGCTTAGGCTTCTTAACCTTAGGAGAATTGCCATCATTTTCGTTCTGAGCTTTGATAGCAGGGGCAGTTTCAGATGGTGGAGTAGCACTAACTTTACTTAGTGCATACGTTATATGACTGTATTCATAGTAAAATCCTACAGATACTTTTACAAGTTGTGCTGGACCTGCAGAGTATGGTATTGATGATACAGTATATGGATATGCCTTAGCAATTTTAGCTGTATATCCCTTTCTATAATTCTTTTGATCTTCGGGACGATTAAATTTCTCTAATTTAGTTATAACCAAGTCAGCGACATAATTATCATAATACCTTTGTACAAATGCTTGTTGATTATATCTAAAATAATCTCCATCAGGTACATACAAGGGATCTCCGTTGGGAGAAGGACCAGCATTCATAACATAATCCTGCCAAGCTCTAAAGAATACCAATGCAGTTGATTCAGAATCCAAGAAGAAACTGACATCAAGTTCATTGTATACTTTATTACCTGCCATCTTCTGAGTGATACCTTTCCATGGCATCTTTACATCAGTACCAGAGTATGTTACACCTGGCATTTGTATCTCATTACACTCAAGTTGAAGTCTAGCTTGATTTTTACTTACTAAATCATCCGTACCTCCCTCTCCAGGATCAAGCTCATTTGATAACCATTTCCTTAAAGGTTCAGGCATCTGTATATCAAACTGATACAAATTAGACGCAGAAATACCCCCAGCCTGTTTTAATATCTCCTGCTGGAATTCCAGTACGCCTCTTTTTGGTGTTTCAATTGCCATAAATATTACTTATGGTGTGACCATCTTTATTTATGCCTACTTACAAAGGAAAGTACAGAGTAAGAAATTATCGCAAGTATAAAGGGGATCCTACTAACGTAGTATATAGGTCTCTTTGGGAACGAAAGTTCATGGACTACTGCGATAGTACAAGAAATGTCCTTGAATGGTCGAGTGAAGAGCATGTTATTCCATATAAAGATCCAGTATCTAAGAAGTGGAGAAGATACTTTCCCGACTTCTATATGAAAGTCAAAGAGACTAATGGTAAAATACAATCATACTTAGTTGAGGTTAAACCAAAAAGACAGGTCGATGGTCCAACTCCTCAAAAGAAGCACACCAAACGTTATATAACTGAGGTAATGACGTATGCCACAAACAAAGCAAAGTGGGAAGCAGCAGAAGAGTACTGCAGGGACAGGCTTTGGGAGTTCAAAATCATCACAGAGCGAGAGCTCAAGGTTTGATGCCCTAATCGAACGATTAAAGGGTAATAAAATAACTAAAACCAAACTACGAGACGAAATATTCAATAAATTA